CTTGATCTTCTTTTTTATAGTTTCTACTCTAGCTACCATTACGTTTTACTTTTTTCTTCTTGGTCTTTAGCACAGACTGTATTGTCTTTGCTTGTTTCGCATGAGTCTTTGACGCTTTGCTTAGACCCTTCGCTACTTTCTTTAATTTGTTTTGTATCTGTCTAGTCATTTTTTCTTGGTCGCCCCCTTTTTCGCTTCGTGTTTGGCTCTGAGTTCTTGCTTTGCCCTTTTTGCGATGGCGGCTTGCCTTGGTTTTCCTGCGACTTTGGCTCTTTGCTCCACCACAGTAAGGATTTGAATCTTCCTAGCATACGGCTTATTGATGCGCTTAACCTTACGAGCAGTTGCTTGGGCATCTGCCACAGTGGCAAATTTAATAGGGACTGTATCTTTGGGGTTTTCATCTGTGTAGAGTCTCCTTCCTGTTCCTTTCGGTTTCTTACCTGTTCCGACTTTAGGGTCTTTCTTCTTCATTTCTTTTTCTTCTTCTGTCCGTTTCTTGCTCTGTTCTTTGAGGGGCTTTCTAACTTTGTGCCATCTTTGTTTGAGCCACCTTTACTTAACATCTTATTGTGTGACACATCTTTACCTTTACGACTGATGCCCTTTTTATCATAGGCTCTCCTAGCACGTTGACGCTCCATTCTGTCAGGGTGTTCGCCACGCTCCTTCTGTTTCTTATATTCTTTTTTGTAGGGTCTAGGTGACTTCGTGTACGGCATCAATTACTCCCATTGTATACGCACTCTACGACGGCACAGTGTCTACGGCATAATCCACTAGGTCGTGCGTTCCATGTATCGTTATCATGTGCAACTTGCATACGATCAAAACTAGCTAACCATTTATCCCATAGGTCTGTCAACATATCTATTGTGTATTTTGCTTTTATAAACTTATTTGCAATCACGTACATCAAAGCCGCGTTGACTTGCTCTACTTCAGGAAAGTGCTTAAATGTAGCCATAGCCATAAGTTCCAGTTGTCCTTTGTCTGCGTACTCTGCGCTTCGTCCAGTCTTATAGTCTACCACCCATGCTTTTGTGCCGTCAACTATTACTAAATCTGCTATGCCACGCCACCACACGTTCTTGTCCTTGAACGTACAAGGCTCAAGCTCTGCGGTCAGACCCATACGCATTTCTGTAAACTTGTTACCCTGTCTACGTCTAAGTGCTTCCAGGGGGCCTCTGAGAAAGGCGAACCTATCTGGTATTGGTGTGCCATCACGTATGAAGTCTTCCGCTACAGCGTGTAACTCTGTGCCATAACGCATAGCTTCTGTGTACGGCTCTTTGTAGTCCTTTGCTATTTTCATATGGTAGAACTGTTTGGGGCATTGTTCGAACGCCTTTATTCTACTGTATGACCACGGTGCTATACTCATTAGTGACTAGTCTCACTGACATCCGACTTATCTTGCCACGTAACTTGTATTCTTAAACCACCTAAAGTTGTTACCTCTACTCTACTTGTAAACCCATCTTCATGACCGCATTTCCAACACATAGTTTCAAACTCTGCCATACCCACACGTTCGAGTGATTTATGTTTGGTAAACTCTGCAAAACCTCCACACTTTCTACAATCTGCCACGGTGTTCATTATTTGCGCCACCGCCTCCTCAGATTTAGACTCTAGTATAAATATTTCAGTTATACCTCGTAAGCTAGCGCGATCTGCATTGTGTTCTTTACCAAAATCTATTTTGGGCATGTCTTTAAATTTTTTAGCTTTCATTCACATTCTCCATAAGATTTTCCTTTACCCGATTCGCAATCTATCGGTAAACCCTCTGCCCATTCTGGTGGCTGACGCATACATTCTTCGATGTATTCTTGTGCCTCGTCCACTTCCTCGTCTTTAACACAACACGCAATACTGTCATGTACTGTCAAGACAACTCTATACCTCTTTGCTATTTGTAGCATTTGTTCTCCAATTATGCAACGAGCTATGGCTTGGCACACATTCTCTATTATCTTACCACCATATATCCGCACACGACCACGCCTTGTCTTGTAGTCAAACTCCACGCCTTTGTCCGTAGTAGTAAATTGTAGATCGTCGTAACGTAAATGTAATCCAGAGGGCAGAAGTATCTTACCATCTTCTACAAACAAGACACCATACAAACCAAACGTGTTACCATCTTTCAGGAACAACTGAGCATCACGCCACAGTTTATTTATCTTGTGATTTGTTTCTCTATATATCTTTATTACACGTCTTGCTTCATGTAGCTCCATGTCGAATCCAAATGTCTTGAGTTGGTCTTGAAACTTCTGCGCCCCCATACCATACCCTGCACCTAGAATCGTAGTCTTACCAACAAATCGCTGATCTTTGGTAACATCGCCCTCCGCTACACCGTATATACGTGATGCCATTTTCTTATATACATCTTCACCCTTGGCAAATGCTTGGGTCAAATCGTCCTGTTCGGCAAGCCATGCTAACACTCTTGCCTCTATCTGGGCAGAGTCCGCGTCTATTATAGAGTATCCTTGTGGTGCAATTATGCCACGCTTTAGCATGTTTGCGTTCGCTCCACGGCTCGGTAAGTTCTGTAGATTTATCTTATCATCACCGCCCCAACGTCCTGTGTGAGCCGCGTAATACCTAACAGGCACAGGCAATAAGCCACGTTTGGCTATGTCGATGAACCTTTGTGTTCGTGTTTCTTCGAGTGTGCTTTTATTACCCAACCTGGCTGCAACAAGTGATTGGACTCTCTCGTCCTGATGTGTTAACAGGTGTTTAAATCCTTCGTCCGACTTCGCAAAAGCCCATGTCTCTTTACCCGTGGTGGGGCTTGTCTTCTTAGGAGGTGATATATCATACGCAGCAAGCAGCTTCGCAAATTTATCATTACTCATCAGATCTTCTTTAGACGCACGAGCGTCCATCAAAAGTTCTTCTTTACGTTGACGTGTTTGGCTGAGATGATCTTCCAGTAAATCTAGATCTAGATCCAAAACAGGCTCTACAAACATACGTAGTGATAAGTCAATAAGCTTAAGTTCTTTCTTTGGAAAGCCTCTTGCCATGATTGTAAACAAGTCGTATGTCAAGTCCACATCATTGACAGCATAGTCGCCCAAACGTCCTAGTTCTTCATCGGTAAGATCTTGTCTGTGTTTATCAAGGGTGTTCTGTATTTCGTCGCCCTTCTTACCTACGCCATATTTTTGTGACAAGGCTTTTAGTGAAACACTGGTTTCAACTCCGTCTACGGCTCTCGCTATACAAACTGTATCAGTATAAGCACGAGGTTTAATATCAAATATCCAAGAGAGGATAGCACCATCAAACATAGTATTGTGAGCCAATACCATCGACCTATCCCAGTCGAATGTTTGTAAGAATGTCTTAAGTTGTTCCTGTGTACCACTTGCCCACTCCGTTTCTCCGTTGTTTACCTTTATAGCGACCCCAAGAACTTCGAACCTAGGGTCGCGTACGTATTCTTCTGTCGTCAGTTTCTTTAGAGAATACTCTTTGTTGTAGTATGTTTCAAAATCAAGAGTTATTAAGTCCACTACGCTTCTCCTTTACAGCACACTCGTATTCAATACCAACGTACGCCATGTTATCTACATAATGATCTCTCTTCAATGGACTTGTCTGTCGCCTTGCTAACTTCGTTGCCTGGTGAACCAGAGTGATGTCTCTTGCTGTAAGACGTTGTCCTGTGATGGCGTTATAGATGCGGGCAATATGTTCGTGATTGTCCACAGCATCACCATAGTCCTTGTTACGATCTGTGGCTGTAAGGCTCGATGCTTCACCAAGTAGCTGACAGCGGACAGGTGGTTTGGACTCTTGTATAATAACTTCTTTTGGTGTGCCTGACTGGTTGATTATCTTTAGGGCATAGCCGTACGATACCTTACACGCCTTCGCTACTTCTTTGGGCGTTGCAAGCCTATTCTTGAGTAGATACTTCCATACTCTTTCTTTCTTAGCACTTTTACGCATTTTGTTTTCTCCTCTTCTCTTATTTGCTTGATTAAAAAATCTCTATGTAACTTGGCATTCTCACGTGCCTTTTGTAATCTCACTTCTTCTTTTTACCTTTATTGTTAAACTGGTCGGGTTGAATGAGACCTTTTGCAATATCACGTCTTATCATCTCTTTATACTTCTTGACCACCTCTGGTTTGAAGTGACGTACTTGTCTTATTTTATCGTCTCTTGGTATGGGTTTTAATTTAAATCTATCATCTGTCATTTCATAAACTCTGGTTTTGGTAATGGTATTCTAACTTCCTTTATAAAGTTGTCTACCTCTACGCAGTTTGCTTTTCCGATTATTGGGTCACGCACTTGGTGTAGGCTCTGTGCTACATACCCC